AATACCCAAGAGTTTGGTCTTAAGGAGAAGGAAAATATTTCATCTGCGGACATTTGTATGGAATTGTTTGAAGGTGATAATATTGTGGTTGGGAAGACAGATAATGGACGAAGTGAATTGGTTAGCGGGCCTTTTGCTAATAAAAAAACGGATTAATAAAAAATTGATTTACTTTCACATTTTAATATAAATTTCATTATATTAAAATGAATACCAATTTAGATAAGACAAATGATATTTATTATACATCTATAGTATTAGATAATGAATTTAAAGAATTGATATATAAGCAAATTAAATACGCGCAAAATGTATTTCACGCTCACTATCTTCCAAATCTTACGGTATATTCGTGTTATCACGCGCCATTGGAAACATATTTTAAGCAAAAATACAATAAATCTCCAACTAAACCAGACAAATTAGCATTTTTATTATTATTAACATATCCAGTTGATATAGTAAGAAATTTTAACTCTGTTAGAGATATAAAACTAAATTTTGGCTCTGAAAAAAGTGATTTTCAAATTTACGGCGAAAAAATAATAACAAAAGATAATACGAATGATTATGAAAATGATGATTTTGATGGTGGATTTGTAAATACATGTATCTGTTCAAAAAGAATTCAAAATATATATATTATTCAAAACAAAAATAATAATATTACAGTTCAAGTTGGATGCGATTGTATTGAAAAAAATGGGTTAGTTAGTCCAGAAGAAATTAAAATCCATAAAAAAAAGATTGAAATGCTACTTGAACGTGAAAAAGAAAGAATTGAAAATAAACCTGATGGATATTATGAGAAATTAAGACAGGAAAATAAAAAGTTAAAGGAAGAAGAAAAAAATAAAAAAAAAGCAGATAAATTAGTTGATAAATTAAATAAATTAAATGATAAAAAACCGGGTGGATATTTAAGCAAAAAATGTTATGCTTGTGAATCTGACAGTATTTTCAAACTGAAACCAGGAAAAACAGAACCAGAAGTCGTTTTATGTTCTAGGTGTTGTCCTCAAAAATATATTGAAAAAAAGCAAGTCTTCATTAAGGAAATAAAAAGTCTTATACCAGAGTGTGTAAAGTGTGAAACAGATATTATTTGCACGAAAAATTTATGTTTGGAATGCGACAAAGTGTATATAATAAAAAAATGCAGATTGTGTGATGACGACTTTATTGACCCCCATAAAAGTAACGATATATATTGCGACGTATGTGATAAAAAATTAATAAAATGTATCGACTGTAAAAGAGATATATTGAAAGATTCAACCAATAATACTAGGTGTAACAATTGTAATTATAATTTTATTAATAAAATAACTGTAAAATCGTGTGAGGGTTGTGGCAATAAACTTACATTAAAAGAAAGTGAAAAATGGCGAACATTTTGTAATCATATATGTCGTTCTAATAGTATACAATTAAAAACATGTCTGGATTGTGATGCCCCATTTAAAGCGACGAAGAGCGAAACTTGGATGATACGTTGTAAGGATTGTCACAAAAAAAACAAAAATGTGGTATAATCGTGGTATAATCGTGTTAGCTTTCGGGATATTTACTTTAAATAAAACTATAATAATGATTTTTTATTAAACTCGCTTTACCAAATTGTAAAGCGAGTTTTACCACTTACTAGTCTTTTTGATAGTAATTTTTTGCCCCGCGCCGCGCTTTTTAGCTGACCCAGGGTCATACTTTTCATCCTCATCATCTGAATTCATGCCCTTGGATAGTTCCCAGAACTCTTTTGAGCCTAACCTGAAGTCATTATGGGAATCTGCTTTATACCAGAATACCTGGTCTTGTAATTTATTGGATTTTGAGTTATTATTAATAACCAAACACTCGAAATTTTCAGTACATTGGTCCATCACCTGACAAAAGGATTCAAAAGTCGGGAACATTCCCGCATAATTCTCATATATTCGTTTTCTATTTGCGATATAATTCTCTCTTAAAATAAAAACATAGTCGATATTTGTTCTCAATGTTGGCGGAATACCCAACGGATATTGCATTGTGATGATTAACATGACCTTCCAATGTCTCCCGTTCATGAACAGCAACCGCATCATCTTATCTCTAGTCCATGTAGCATCATACAAACAATCATCTAAAATAACGAATGCTCTCGGGTCTATTGTGCTTCGTTTATATGACTCCATTTCTTTTTTAATCTGTTTTAAAACAGTGCGTTGTCGTTTTAAAATGTTCTCAATAATCGCCGTATTATATTCATTATGGACGAACAATTTAGGCACCATTTTCGCGTAGAATCCGTTACCTTCTTCTGTGCCAGAAATAACAGTTCCAATTGGTATTTCTTGTTGATAAAAAAGTAAGTCTCTCACCAAGAATGACTTACCAGTATCACGCTTCCCAATTAAAACAACAACGGGTCCCTTATTTTCATTCGGTTTGAAACTAATACTTTTCATATCAAATTTTTTTAATTCTAAAGTCATTTTACTTTATTTAGAAATTTATTTTTTGGTAATTATACGCAAACTAATTAAATAAGATATAAGATATAAATTATAAGTTAAAAACACATATAATTTATATAATAAGTAGCTAATGATGATTGATATAAACTATCAAAAACGAAAAAATTTGGAACTTTTTAAAAGTTTAGAAGAACCTGATTCTCTTTTTCTCTCTAAAACCCAAAATTATATTCCTATTTATAATAAATTTTTCACGTTAAACGATACAAATTACAACAATGTAAATTTAAATCATAAATATTATATATCAAGTGTAAATAAATCTAATGAAGACAATAAAAATCTGTATAATTGTCGTATCAAAAATATTAACAATACAAATAAAAACAAAGACAAGAACGTGTTTTTTAAAATGGCACCATTATTAGATCCATTCAAGTATTTAATTGGAAAATATGATACATCTGATTCAAATCTGTTAAGTTTACCTGGTATTAATTCCGACGAAAATACGTGCAACTCTAAAATTTTAGATTTGAATAATTCAGCATATGTTGATGGTTTGTTTGTCTTTTTAAACAGCTATTTATTACACGAACATAATTTTTATCATTGTGTTGATTATTATGGTTCCTTTCTTGCTATTAAAAATAATTTTGTATTGAATGTTTTTGACGACATGGATTACTTAAATAATTCTGACTATTTTAATAAAAACAAAAACGTTTTGTTCAGTATTGACGATTACGACCACCTATTTCAATTTAAAAACGAATCTACAAAATTGAAGCCAATTAAAATTCAACATAATTCAACCGCAAAATCAAATATTTCTATTAATTCTTTAAGCAATGATGTATTTGAAAATATTTTTGATGAAGATAACACATCAACTGAAGTAGCTAATTTTGAGTCAGACCTAATTGTTATGGATATATGTGACATAAATATTAATAATAACACAAATGAACCATCTGATGACTCGACAAATGAAATTCAAAATAATGTAACTCTCAAGTCAAATTCTACTTGTTCTTCAAGAACATCATATACCCTTGATGGAGAGGTTGAAGATGATATTGATGATTGTGAAAACTGTGATAACCACAAAAACGGGGAAGATACCGATGAGGATAAAAACGAATGCGCTGATGATGACGACGACGAAGATAATTGGGAGGACGAGTCAGATATAGAAGAGAGAATAGATGTAATTATACCAAAATTTCCAGTTCAAGTAATTTGTATGGAATACTGCGAGAATACATTCGACGACCTTATTTTATCAAACGAATTAACAAATGCCGAATGGTACTCTGCTTTTATGCAAATTATTATGATTTTAATCACATACCAAAAAGCATTTTCTTTTACCCATAATGATCTCCATTCGAATAATGTTATGTATAATACTACCGACAAAAAATATATATATTATTGTTATAAAAAACAATATTACAAGGTACCTACATTTGGAAGAATTTTTAAAATAATTGACTTCGGAAGAAGTATTTATAAATTTAATGGTAAATTATTTTGTAGTGATAGTTTTAAATCAGGGAATGATGCCGCTACGCAATATAATACTGAACCATATTTTAATGAGAAAAAATCCAGACTGGAGCCCAATTTTAGTTTTGATTTGTGTCGTTTAGCGTGTTCTATTTACGATTATGTTATAGAGGATTTTGAGGATGTGAAATATCTTGAAACTTGCGACCCAATTAAACGTTTGGTTTTTGAATGGTGTCTTGACGATAAAGGTATTAATATGCTGTATAAAAATAACGGGGTTGACCGATATCCTGATTTCAAATTATATAAAATGATAGCTAGATGTGTACATAAACATACTCCACAAGCACAGTTAGACAGACCGGAGTTTAAAGCGTTTTCTAATTTTAAAGGAGAAGTACCTAATGATTTTATAGATATTGATAAAATTCCTGTATATAACTAACTGAAGTTTTTGTTAAATTATACACCTTTTAACATTTCAAACACCGATTTATATAGAATAAAATATAATTATATTCTATGAAAAATAATACAAAAAAAATAAATAAAACCAACAAAAATAAAACGAAAAAACAATTTTTGTATAATCCTAACAATCCTAAAAAATCATTTGATGTATATATTGATAAAAACCCAAAAGACACAATACATATAAAATATACAACCTTAGAAGATGTTAAAAATACTATTGATAAATTAGAAAAATTATACAAAAATAAAAA